TCAGACGACTACCAAGCATGGATGACGCCCTCACACGACCGCTTCACGGATGGTGGCAGCGATGCAGCATGGTGGATGCTACTGCCAGCACTGCCTGCCATCGGGGCGGCCAGCAAGGGAGGCGGCAATGGCTGACTTCATCGCGCCTTCGACCCAGCGCGTGGCCCGTAAGCCACACCGCTGCGCCGGCTGCTTTGGCCCTATCCCTGTCGGCGAGGTGCACGAACACCAGAAAGCCTTTTGGGATGGCGCGTGGCAAGAGAACCGATTCCACGCCGAGTGCTGGGCCGCCCTGTTTCAAGACGGCGAAGACGAGTTTTGCCCCGGCGAGCTGGACATGCCCGCGCGGATTGCGGCCACCCTGGGTCAAAACAAGTTTGACGGAGAACCAAAGCCATGAGTTATCACTACACAGAACTGGGTAACGTCCCTGTTGTCGTGCAATACACCTTCCAGCCACAAGCTAAGATGTATGACGCAGACGATGGTACTTACGACATCATTCCTCCGTATGTGTTCATTGAACAGGTTTACATTAATGGATACACCACTAAGGGGCTACATTGCTTCTCTGAGTGGCAGTTGGACAAGTGGGAAGATGAAATCTTAGCAGTGCATACAGCATGACTTCTTGGATTGCTCTTGTTAAAGTAGCTCCCTACCTCTCTCCTGTTGTCTTTGGTAATGTCTTATGCCCTGACCATGCAAGCAGAGCAGAGGTGAAGGAGTTGATTAAAAGGGCTGTGATGAATCACTATCCTGACACAGTGAAGATAGTTAACATTGCTAAGGGTAGTGTCTCTGTTAAAATTGATGGTGAATGGGTTAGTTATGACTAAATGCGTTGTTTCTGGATGCCCTTGCGGTGGCTTTAGCTGTGATGACAAATACATTCCAGCATCTGCACAAGAGTTCTGTGATGAACTAGCGTTTAAAGAGATGCCACAGCACGGGTATAAACTAGTGGGGATTAACAAACTACTATTCTGGAAGATGGACAATTATATTGTCCCTGCTAACAAAGAATCAAGGGAATGGTGGAATAGCTTGTAATGACTAAATCCCGCTTCATCAAACATTGTCCCTGCCCCGCATGTGGTAGCAGTGACGCTGGAAGTGTTTACGAAAGAAATGATGGTTCAACTTATCTCAAATGCTTTGCTTGCGATCATTACCAAAATGATGCTGACACAGCAACCCCGACACAACAAGCACAACGCAGAAACCCAATGATCACTTCGGAATGGCAGAGTAAGAGCATCACTGCCCGCGACATCAGTAAAGAAGTGGCTGTGTTCTATGGTGTGATGACGGACTCCGAAGGGACTGTTGTGTTCCCTTACGGTAACGGTACAGCTAAGTACCGCAGCCAAGACAAAACCTTTGCCACATCAGGAAACTTCAAAGAAGCTGGGTTGTTTGGTCAAGATAAGTTCCCTAGTGGTGGTAAGTATGTAACTATCACTGAGGGTGAATTCGATGCCCTAGCAACCTATCAGATGTTTGGCAGTAAGTACGCTGCTGTTAGTGTCAAGAATGGTGCCAAGGGAGCTAAGAAGTGTTGTCAAGAGCAGTTTGAATGGCTTGATAGCTTCGAGAACATCGTCATTTGCTTCGATGCTGACAAACCCGGAGTTGATGCAGCTAATGAAGTGGCTGAGTTGTTTGGAGCTAAGGCTAAAATTGTCAAGCATAAACCAGGGTTCAAGGATGCCAATGATTACTTGATGGCTGGAAAGCAAGCTGACTTTGTAGCTGCTTGGTGGAGTGCAGAGGATTACCGCCCTAGCGACATCATCAACGGTAAGGATTTGTGGGAAGAGATTGTAAAGCCCCTCCCTCCTCCGGCTGCTAAGTATCCGTTTGCCTGCCTTAACAAAGCTTTGCAGGGCGTATTTGAAGCTAACATCGTTGTCGTTACTGCTGGTAGCGGCATCGGTAAGAGTCAACTGTTCCGTGAAATCTCTTATGGAGTGTTGAACCAGACAGAAGACAACATTGCAATGATGTTCCTTGAGGATTATCAACCAAAGAAAACAGCGCTGAAGCTGATGAGCCTGCACGCTAACAAGCGGCTAGACTTGTTTGAAACCAATGCCTCAGTGGAAGAGTTGGAAGAAAGCTACAAAGCAACGCTAGGTACTGGACGAATTGAGTTCTACCATGCCAGTAGTGACCTTTCTGCTGATACAATTCTTAGTCGGATGCGTTACCTAATCAAAGGTAAGGGGTGTAAGTTCATTTTCTTGGATCACTTGAGCTTGATTGTCTCTGCCGACAAGAGCGACAACGAACGCAAGTTCATTGATGAGTTGATGACACAACTTGCAGTGTTGGTGAGCGAGACTAAGGCAACACTGTTCATCATCAGCCACCTAACCCGTGCTAGTGGCGACAAAGGCCACGAGAACGGTGCAGAGATTACGCTGAAGCAGTTGCGGGGTAGCGGTGCCATTGCGCAGCTTGCAGACGTTGTGATTGGCTGTGAGCGTAATCAACAGGCTGAGAGTGAAGAAGATCGTAACGTGATGCGGTTGCGTGTGTTGAAGAATCGATTGGTGGGCACTACAGGGCTGATTGGGTGCCTTCGCTTTGATGAACACACTGGACGGTTGAATGAGTTTGAAAACAGTGAGGAAACGCTTTGACTCAAGGCAACATTGGATTTGAGAAAGTAAGACGCACTCGTAAGATTGACACTGAGGATGGTAAGAAAGACATCTTAGCTCTTCCGAAGCGAAACAAGCGTGAGAAGTATGTTGAAGAACCAAGTGAACCCTATTATGGCCCTCAAGAATACCGTAAGCACAAACCCTACGGATGATATTTATGACATTGAAACGTATCCCAACATCTTCACTTTCGCGGCTTTGCCTGTGGATGACGGAGCACCTGTTGTCTTTGAGTGCAGCACTCGTCGTAATGATATTGCACCTCTGTTTGATTATCTGGATGTAAAGCGTAAGAAGAAGAAGAGTTTGATTGGATTCAACAACCAAGGGTTTGACTGGATTGTTGTTGATGCTTTGCTGAAGGTGCGAGAGAAGGCATTAGAGTGCAAACACGGTGTCACGATTGCTAAGAAGGCATACCAAGTAGCTCAGAAGATTATTCAATCTGAGGACAAGTATGCGTTGATACCCAAGAGTGAATACGTCAAGCAGATTGATTTGTACAAAATCCATCACTTTGACAACAAGGCTAAGTCAACAGGTTTGAAGATGCTGATGTTCAACATTCGAACAGACAACATTCAAGACCTCCCATTCCCACCAGGAACAGAGTTGACTGATGAGCAGATGGATGTGTTGATTGATTACAATCTGAACAATGATGTCCGTGGTACTCACAGGTTCTACCTTGAGAGCTTGAAGCAGATTGAGTTTCGTAAGCAACTAACAGAGAAGTATGGTAGGAATTTCCTAAACCATAACGACACCAAGATTGGTAAAGATTACTTCATCATGCGTCTTGAAGAAGAGATGCCTGATTGTTGCTATGAACAGAAAGGAAGTGTACGCACTGTAAAACAAACCAAGCGTAAGAGTATTGACATTGGTAGCTTGCTGTTTAACTATTATGACTTCAAACGCCCTGAGTTCATTGCAGTGCATGATTGGCTTAAACACACAGTCATTACTGAAACCAAGGGAGTATTTACTGATCTAGAAGAAGAATCCTTGAGTGATGTAGCTAAGTATGCTACAATGAGTATTCAACGCAAGAAGGTTGATACTGACGCTTCGCCATCGCATAAACTCGGATGGATTGATCCAGTAGAGTTGAAGAGTGGTAAGACTTCGTATTGGGATTGCTGGCGCATTGCTGACAACCTGAATGTCGTGGTTGATGGCTTTCGCTTTGACTTTGGCACCGGAGGGATTCATGGTAGCTTAGACAACACAATCATTGAAAGTGATGATGTGTTTGTTATTATGGACGCTGACGTTGCTTCGATGTATCCCAACATTGCCATTGCTAATCGAGTTTACCCTAAGCACTTGTCTGAGAAGTTCTGTGACATCTACAAGGATGTGTACGAACAGCGCAAGAGCTTTGGTAAGAACACTGCTGAGAACGCAATGCTGAAGCTGGCATTGAATGGGGTCTATGGGGACTCAAACAACGAATACAGCCCCTTCTATGACCCTGCATACACCATGACAATCACCATCAATGGTCAGTTGTCGTTGTGTCTGTTGGTTGAGAAGCTGATGGATGTCTTTGGACTCTCCATCATCCAAGTCAACACTGACGGTATCACTGTGAAGTTGCCCCGCAAGAGGTTGGATGAATACAATACCATCTGCGAAGCATGGCAAAGACAAGTTGGGTTGCAGCTAGAGTTTGTCGAGTATACGAAGATGATTATTCGTGATGTAAACAACTACATTGCTGTGGACACCAACGGGAAGGTGAAGCGTAAAGGTGCATATCAGTATGAAAACCTTGGATGGCATCAAGACCAGGGTGGACTAGTGATTCCTAAAGCTGCTGAAGCTGAGATGTTATCTGGAATCTCTGTTGAGCAATTCATCGTTAACCATCAAGATAAGATGGATTTCATGTTGCGCACAAAGGTTCCACGTAACTCAAAGTTGTTGTTAGATGGTGTTCAACAACAGAACATCTGCCGATACTACATTAGCAACAATGGTGGTAAGCTAGTTAAAGAGATGCCTCCGGTGAAGGGTAAAGAAGAAAACCGCTTCATTGGTGTTAACAAGGAATGGAATGTGAAGGTATGCAACAATATGCTTGACTTTGATGGTGACATCAACTACAATTACTACATTGAGGAAGCACGTAAATTGCTGATTACGAAATGAACACCGAAGATACTCCGTTCCCAACAGGAACCATCATCGGAATCGAGAACACTGGTGAGGGTTTTGGTGTGTATCATCACCAAGAACTAACCGTGGAAGAAGTTGCTGCCATTTTGTATGGCGTGGCAGCACAACTTATTAACAGTAGCCAAACTAAAGGAACTATGAAATGAATGACGACATCAAGAAAATCGCTGGCGTATTTTACTGGGCCAACTTCTATGAATACAACCAGTTGTCTGGTAAGTATCAGTTTGAGTTTGGTAACCTCTCTGAAGCTGCTGTGAAGTGGTTGGAAGAGAAGGGCATTGAAGTTAAGAACAAGGGTGATGAGCGCGGCTACTACATCACTTACAAGAGTGCTAACTACCCGTTCAAGCCTTTGGACGACGATGGCGCCCCTATGAACCAAGAGGTTAAGGTGGGCAATGGTAGCAAGGGTGTTGTTGTCACTGGGCTCTTTGAATGGAAGTTCAAGAACAAGAAAGGCATGTCTCCTTCGGCTAAGAAGATTGTTGTGACCCAACTGAAGGAATACAATCCTGACGGTGAAGCCACTGTTGATGAGGGCGAAGAAGCTCTGTAAACGTGAAACTACCAACTAAGTTCACCTTGGCTGGTAGCGAATACCAAGTGGACTACAAGGCTGACATTGAACCTTGTGGTACCACTTGGCGTGACCGCTATCTTGTACAGATCAAAGCATCATTAGAGCAGCGAGCTAAGGAAACTACCTTCTGTCATGAGTTGGTTCATTGCATCTTGTTCGCAATGGGGAAGCAACAACATGATGAAGAGTTTGTTGATGGCTTTGCTAATTTGTTGCATCAATATATGAAGACACAGAAATGACAGTAAAGATTACTCGTTCCATCTCCCTTACCTCCGGAGATGATGACTGTTCTTTTGAGTGGAATTCAGAATGTAAAGAGCTAAATGTCTTCTACTGTACTGAACTTATCGCCGCTATTCCTGAGCGTGTCCTTCCTGATCTTCTAGAAATCCTGAAAGCTATCGATGATCTTTCGTGACAACCCAGACAAAACAGCTATTATCGACAGTGACAGCCTGATTTACTCCGTGGGTTTCAGTGCTGAAGACAAAGAAGAGAAGATTGCCATTGCTCGGATGGCTGAACGACTTGAAGAGATGTTGTTCTTAGAGCTTGGTGTTGAGAAGTATGAAGGGTACTTGACTGGAAGTGGTAACTTCCGTGTTGACATTGCTGTAACGGCACCCTACAAAGGCAATCGCTCTGGTACTAAGCCAAAGCATTACAGCCTGCTGCGTGAGTATTTGCAAGACGCGTGGGGATTTGTTGTTGTTGACGGTGAAGAAGCTGATGACCGAGTAGCAGCGAGGGCCACTGGGCTAGGCCGTGACTGCATCATCGTTTCAATTGACAAGGACCTCTTGACAGTTCCCGGAAATCATTACAACTGGCAGAAGCAAGAAGTACACGAAGTCAGTAAAGAAACAGCACTGAAGAACTTCTATCGACAAATCCTAACGGGAGATCGTATTGACCATGTGCTAGGTATTCGTGGCATTGGCCCTAAGAAGGCTGACAAGATTCTAGAGGGCTGCACTAGCCCTGCGGAGTACCTTAAAACCGTCACTGCTGCGTTTGCTAAGGTTGATGAAGCATCTGCGCAGCAGCGAGTTGAAGAGAACGCTAAGCTGCTGTGGATGTGCCGTAATAAGGGTGAAGTGTGGTATCCTGGGATCGAGGATAAATACTTGTGCTGACGAAAGAGGAAGCTAAGTTACGTTCCTTCATTATCAGCCAACTTCGGGGCAGCTTCAGACGTTACGCTATCAAATATGAGGTGTTACGTGAAGCTGCTACAACAAAGAAGATCAACCCTGATACTGGTCGCATTGCGCAGCATTATCGCTGCAATGGCTGTAAGAAGGAATTTGTACAATCTCAGATTCAAATCGATCACATTGTAGGTGTCGTCAAGGCAACAGGGTTTACAACGTGGGATGACTACATCAAATCGTTGTTCTGTTCAAAAGAGAATCTACAAGCCCTGTGCCTAACCTGCCACAAAGCCAAAACGAAGGAAGAGAATGCGGAACGAAGAGCAACAAAGAAGCTGTCGAAACTGTAAGCATTACCCTACTGTCGTCGGCATCCCTACGGTGAATGATTGGAGTAAACGATGCTGGGATTGTGTTGGGGTTTCTACCTTCTCAGGGAATAAGCTAGCCTTGTTTGAGAGTAAGGATCATGACATGTGTAAAGACTTGCTGGAGAAACTGAAGAAATGAGTAGTAAGAATGACATCACCGGAGACACCATTGCCTCTAAGCCGGGTAGTGATGCTTACCGTGCTAATTTTGACATCATCTTCACTAAGAAACCTTTGTTGACGGATGAACAACAGAAAGCTATGGATGATATGGCTGGACTAGAGGAAGTAAATGACAAAAGTTGATTTGGTTTGGAGCACCCGTAACGGTGAACAACTTATCGCTGACATGGCTAGGGTGTCTGCACCAGAGAATGTTGGCAAGGATGCGGACAAGCTGCTGAAGTATTTGATTAAGCACAATCACTGGAGTCCCTTTGAAATGGTTAATCTCTGCATGGAGATTAACACCACTCGTGACATTGCTAGGCAAATCCTCCGACATCGTAGCTTCAGCTTCCAAGAGTTTAGTCAGCGTTATGCTGATGTCCGTAAGATTGGGTTTGCGGCACCCCGAGAAGCACGGATGCAGGACACGAATAACAGGCAGAATAGTGTTCCCTGTGATGATGCAAATGTTAAATACTGGTGGAAATCTCGTCAGAATTACCTTGCTGAAACCGCTGAAGACATTTACAACGATGCTCTGAGCATGGGTATTGCTAAGGAAGTAGCTCGAAGCATCCTCCCAGAGGGGCTAACGATGTCTAAGATGTATATGAACGGTACGCTTCGTAGTTGGATTCACTTCATTAATCTTCGTCAAGCCAACGGTACTCAGAAAGAGTGTCAGGAAGTGGCATTGCAGGCTAAGGAAGTGGTGTTGTCTTGTTATCCATCGTTGAAAGAGGTGTTTGATGTCTAAGACATATGAATGGCTTTGCAATGTAGTTATTGGTGGTTGTCTTATCTACACTATTGCTTTGCTTGGTTTCTTTACTTACCAAGCGGTCACCAAAGGGCCTACGGAAGACAAAGCATCTGATGTAATGAAAAGCTGTGTAGACACTGGTATGTATCTCCACAAAGGGTATGCCATCACTTGCCGTGTGTTGGTTGATGGTAGTTTTGATCCAAAAGAGGTGAAGCTGTGACCCTACAAGAACACATCGATGATGTAATGGACTGGTTTGACTTTGAAAAAGTCCATAAGATGATGAAGGCTGTTGATTGGAAGTGGGGAAGTATTGAGGGTGTTCCTGACATCCCTGATCTTCGTCAGTTTGTTCGTAAAGCAATGAAGAAAGCGTATGAACAAGGACACTACATCACTGGGGGCTTTGATATTCGATACAATAAAGAATATGATGCTTTCACCGTGCAGTTCATCGGTGCTAATTGGGAAACTAACCTAGGGGAATGAATGAACTTCACTGATTACCAAGTTAAAGCTTTGTCATTTGCGCTACCAAGTGCTTACAAACTAGAATACCTCATCCCTGCTTTGTGTGAAGAGGTTGGTGAGGTTGCAGCGCTGTATAGCAAATGGGTTCGTAAAGATCGATTGGATCAACCCATTGACACGGACAAGATGGCTAAAGAGATTGGTGATGTTCTTTGGAATATAGCTGTGTTGAGTCATTATTTTGGCTTGTCTCTAGAGGACGTTGCAGAGATGAATATTGATAAGTTGACAGATCGTAAGATTCGTGGAACCATTATTGAACGGGGTGTAGAATGACTACTGAAACCATTAAATTCTATTACAACTGTCACGATGAAGTGATTAAAGAGTTCTCTATCAGTGAAGAGGCTCTTCAGCATAGCCATGCTGTTAAGTCGTTCTTTGACTTCCTGGAAAGTGCTTATGGCTATGAACTGCGTAGCCTATACTTGAAGAAGGAACACCGTTGATGCCTAAAATCCTATTGCTTGACATTGAGACAGCACCTAACACTGCTTACGTCTGGGGGTTGTTCAAACAAAACATCAGCATCAGCCAAGTAGTGGACAGCAGCAGCGTGCTGTGCTGGGCTGCTAAGTGGCTTGGTGATGAAGAAGTGATGTTTGACTCTGTTGTTAAGAGTGGTCGTAAACGCATGCTTAAACGCATCCACAAGCTCCTAGAACAGTGTGATGCTGTTGTGCACTACAACGGTACTCGGTTTGATATCCCCACACTGAATAAAGAGTTCCTAGAGGCTTCTATGCTGCCTCCAGCACCATACCAACAAGTTGATCTACTCCGCACTGCTAGGCGCCAATTCCGCTTCCCTAGCAACAAACTAGACTACGTTGCCCGTGCATTGAATCTCGGACAAAAGGAGAAGCATGAAGGGTTTGAATTGTGGATCAAGTGTATGCAGAAAGACCCTGATGCTTGGGAACGGATGGAGAAGTATAACAAGCAAGATGTTGTCCTCCTTGAAGCAGTGTATAATCGATTCCTCCCCTGGATCAAGAATCACCCTAACCACGGACTGTATAACGAATCTGTTGTTTGTTCTTCCTGTGGTAGTCAGCATCTTCAGCGCCGTGGCTATAGTGTTTCTACTGTAGGAAAGTATCAGCGTTATCAGTGTAATGATTGTGGTAGCTGGAGTCAGGAACGTGTTAGTGAAAGTGTAGCAGCTACGATGTTGAAAGGATGTGTGTGATGGAAAACCTTGAACTATTCCCCGAAGCTGGTTACGGCTTCCCACCTATCTATAAGCGTAAAAGCGATTACGTCAAAGATAACAACGTCCGTGACATCATCAATCTGCTGGCATCACGGGCAGAGAAAGGATTGGAGAAATATGGTGTTACTACTGAGCGTGATGATATTGATCTTCATGGATGGCTTCAGCACTTGATCGAAGAATTGCTTGATGCTGCGGTGTACGCACGACGACTGCAACAAGAACACAGTAAAAATGTTGACGTTAGCTGAGTTGTCTGAAAAGCTCATTACTTTGGACGAAGTAATGCTACTTGAGTTGTTGGAAATTGATAGTGAGATGTTGGTTAACTCTTTCCAAGACATTGTGGAAGAGAAGATGGATAAATTGATTAAGGAGATTAGTTTTGAGTGATCTTGGTAGTAAGTTGATGGGTGAATATGTTGCTAAAAGTCGCTATGCTCGATACTTGGACAGCGAAGGCCGACGAGAGCATTACAGCGAGACTGTGAAGCGTTACTATGACTTCATGGAGAACATGCTGAACAAGAAGGGCATTGAGTTTCCAGAGCGTGCTGAGTTGGAGCAGATGACGCTGAACATGGAAGTGATGCCTTCTATGCGAGCTATGATGACCGCAGGGCCTGCATTGGAGCGAGACAACACGGCAGGGTATAACTGTTCCTACCTTCCTGTAGACGATCCTAAGAGCTTTGATGAGGCTATGTACATCCTCTTGTGCGGTACTGGTGTTGGCTTCAGTGTGGAGAGTAAGTACACCAACAAACTCCCCGATGTTCCTGAGAAGCTGTACAACAGTGAAACCACTGTGGTTGTGAAAGACAGCAAAGAAGGGTGGGCTAAGTCATTCCGTCAAGTTGTTAGCTTGCTGTACAGCGGTGAGATTCCTAAGTGGGATGTCAGCCGTGTTCGTCCTGCTGGTGCTCGATTGAAGACCTTCGGTGGCCGTGCCAGTGGCCCTGAGCCGTTGGTTGATCTGTTCATGTTCACCATCGATAAGTTCAAAGGTGCTTGTGGTCGTAAGCTGTCTTCCCTTGAGTGTCACGACATCATGTGTAAGGTAGGTGAGGTTGTTGTTGTCGGTGGTGTTCGTCGTTCAGCTATGATTTCTTTGTCTGAGCTGAATGATGACCGTATGCGACACGCTAAGGCAGGTAGTTGGTGGGAACGTAATCAGCAGCGTGCATTGGCTAACAACAGCGCTGTGTATGACACCAAACCCACTGTTGGCGAGTTCATGGAAGAATGGGTATCGTTGTACAATAGTCATTCTGGTGAACGTGGCATCTTCAACCGGGAAGCAGCTAAGAAGCAAGTGCTGAAGATGGGTAGGCGTGACCATGAACAGGAGTTCGGTACAAACCCATGCAGTGAGATTATCCTTCGTCCTTACCAGTTCTGTAACCTGTCTGAAGTCGTTGTCCGTGCTGATGACACCCTTGAAACCCTTACCCGTAAAGTTGAAGCAGCAACGATCCTGGGTACTATTCAGAGCATGTTGACTAACTTCCCCTACTTGCGTGCTTGCTGGCGTAAGAACACGGAGGAAGAACGGTTGTTGGGTGTCTCCATGACTGGTATCCTAGACAATGAATCTCTTAATAATCCTAACGATTCTTCTCTGTCGCGCTTGCTTGAACACTTGCGCATTGTGTCTATTGAAACTAATAAGAAGTATGCTGAGAAGTTTGGTATCCCTGTGTCGGCTGCGACGACCTGTGTGAAGCCATCGGGCACCGTATCGCAGCTTGTGGACAGCGCTAGCGGCATCCATGCCCGTCATAGTCCCTTCTATATCCGGCGTGTACGTGCTGACATGAAAGATCCATTGACGCAGTTCCTTGCATCCACTGGTGTCCCGTGGGAACCTTGTGTGTACAAACCTGAATCAACTGCTGTGTTTTCTTTTCCAATCAAGGCACCATCGGGTGCTAAGACACGGAATGACTTGAATGCTTTGGAACACTTGAAGCTGTGGCTTGTGTATCAGCGTCACTGGTGTGAACATAAACCTTCTGTGACTATCAACGTCAAGGAAGAGGAATGGCCTTCTGTTGGTGCTTGGACTTGGGAGAACTTTGACGAGATTAGTGGAGTGTCTTATCTCCCCTATGACGGGGGTACTTATCGTCAGGCACCCTATGAAGAGTGTAGTGAAGAAGTTTACTTGGAGATGTTGAGTAAGATGCCAGCGTCAATTGCTTGGGATTCGTTCAAGGAGAACACTGACAACGTAGAAGGCGCACAGCAGCTTGCTTGTGTTGCTGGTGTCTGTGAAATTTAAGGAGAAACTATGTTTGATATTCTAAATTCCCTTGTTAAAACTGCTGTTAACGTGGCAACTCTACCTGTTTCAGTGGCTGCTGATGTTGTAACTCTTGGAGGTGCACTGACTGACAAAGAAGAGCCTTACACTGCAAAAACAGTAAGTGATATTGTTTCTAATCTCAATAACGCAGGCAACCCTGAAAAGTAAATGACACTGACAATTGATCTAATCAATGGGGTTAAGTTTGGACTAGAGTATGTCTCTGCTGACCCTGACGAAGAAGGTGATGTATCGTTGATTGTATGTGACATTGCAATCCTTCGATTCATCCTTGTGATGTCTCGATAATCGTTTAAACAATGAAAAAGCCCCTGTCGGAGAAGACTAATTCAGTCTCCTTCGAAGGGGCTTCTTTATTTCTACTTAAACGTTTGCTCGGTAGGTCAGTGTTACCTGAAATCGACCACCACTCAAGTTAGCATTAGTTGCAAATGCGCCAGATGCACCGGGCTTCCAAAACACAAACTCAGTTGCTGTCGTGCTACCGCTAATCTGGAAACTTCCGTTAATACTCTGCAAACTGATATTCCCAACAGGCTGACAACCAGAATCAGCCCTAAAAGGCAAGCTAATACGGGCAATCTCAGTACTAGACGTAGTTGGATAAGTGATGTCAAGAAACACAGAAACCATCTTACCATTTTTTACGTAAGTTGCTTGTCCGTTTGAAGTAAGACTCAAACTAGCACCGCTAACATCCGTAGGTGTCCAGTTAGCTTCGGAATACTCCGGAGTACCAAACCCAAACGTTACCGTTGCATTCCCTGTGTTTTTACCAACCCGATGGGTAGTTGGAGCAGTGTTAAGGACAACGGAGGTACCAGTGCCAGTGTTTGCAAAGTGGTTATTATCCACACTAGTTGATTGACCATCTAGGTAAATACCCAGAGCAGTCCCACTAAAGGTAAAACGGTTACCCGTGATGGCAACACCAGAGTTCCCTACGTTTTGTTCAATTACTCGTCCAGTAGTGCTGGTGACAGTCATACCGTTGTTGGTAATCGATGCTCCTTGTACTTCAAGACTGCCTAGAGCTTGCATCCTAACACAGCAGTTGGTAGCATAGAGCCAGGAATTACTAACACGTAAATCCCTACAGTCAGTGCTCCGGATAGCGTCACCTGAGATAAGGTCAATAATACAGTTACTAATATGTAGTGCAAGGAATCCAGTACCAGTAAGCACGCCATAAGTACCTGATGACATCAACGTATCACTAATCATCAAACCTTCACCGATAATCGGACCATCGTTAATAATCCGAACTGAGGCATTACCTCCGTTAGCTGATAGCCGACACCCTGTAATTGAGTTGTTAACAGATTGTCCAAACACCACAACTCCATTATTGGAGTTAATGGCTGTTACGTTCTCAATCCGGCTGTTCCAGGTGTAACGCCAATTGATTGCATCAGCCCACCCTTGCAGATATAAGTCACGAAGGGTAACGTAGTTGACGTTACTTGGGCTAGTGCCGTTACACTGAACAGCTACGAAAGTGCGCGGATCACCAGCACCGCCAGCAGAATTAGAAAATAATCCAATTGATTCGATAGTGACAAAACTGACACCAGCGGCAACAGAGAAAGCATTGACACCAAATACACTAATGGCGGTAGCAACACCGTCCCCCATCAAGTGAGCACTAGTAGGCAGAGCTACGGTAGAGTTAAGGCGGTAACTGCCTGAGGGAATATAGACCTTTTTATTTGCTGCTAGTGCAGCAGTGAAGGCAGCACTACTATCATTAGTACCTGTTTTGTCAGCACCAAAGTCCAACACACTTACAAACCCATTTAGTTTTACTTTATTCTTCTGTGCCTTAGTCATTTAGTCACTCCATTCTTCTTCTCATAAGTACGCAGAGTCCCTAGGCCAAGCATACCACCCAATACATACAACAAGATTTCAGTGTCCACTTGTGGGGGGGTAGGCCAGCCATAGATGGAGGACAACCAAATCAGAACATAGTGACCAATGCAGGCATAGGCCAACCCAACACCACCAACCCAGCCTGCAAAGGGTCTCCAACCTGCTACAAAGATTGAAGCATGCTGTGCCTCTTTAGCGTTGATTTCAAGCTGCCCCACAACCTTTTGCAAGTCCCCTGCTTGAGCCATCTTAAACAACTCAAGCTCTGCTTCGGCCTTCTTTTGTGGGTCAGGCATCCAACGATCAATGAGGGTTTTACCTAGTTCAAAGATAGGTGCTAGGATCAATGGATTCATGGGTATTCCTTTCTGCGTAGTTCGAAATGAGGGCCATCACGTAGCGATTTCCAATCACCACCCCAGACAATAGAAATCCCCAACGAAGCAGCAATCTTCTTCACATGGTCAGCAACCTCTTTGTACTTTTCGAAGTCCCAAGTTACTTTATTGTCAATGAAGATGGCGATGTCCACAGCATGGCCTGTGATGTGTCTACCGTTCATTGTCTGAGACTTCCCCTCAGCTACAAGTTGCTGTTGTCTCTCGATGGCTCTCCGGCCCTCAGTGATGCCAAAGTCATAAGGGGAGTCTTTGATACTCTCAGACATCAATTTAACCATGTCAGGGTGAACACCTTGAAGACGATCAAGGCTTCGTTGGCTGAATTTGTACATTATTCCTCCGTAGCTTGATAGCGTAGAGCGTTAGCCAATGCAACTTGGTTTTCAGGGGTTAGTTGTTTCATCATTGCTTCAGCAAATGCTTTTGACTTTCCTGGCTCTTTAGGCATTGCAGACAAGAAGGAAGCAAGTTCCTTAGGGTTCAACAACAGGTCACCAATCTTTGCATTGAGTTCTTCGTTTACACCCTTCTTCACGCCTTTCAACACAAAGTTGGCAAGCGTAGCCCACCGATTCAAAAGCTGAATGCTTTCTTGTTGGTCAGGATCAGCACCGCCGGCACGGGTGCCTTTAGCATTCTGAGCAGCTTTAGCACTGCGAAGCAAATCAGCTTCTACAGCACGCGCAGCGGCCGCTTGCTTAGGCGTCAACGCCTGTTCTAGCGTCTCAGACACAACATCACCAGAAGCCTTCTTAATCGTCTTAGGAGCCTCTTGAACAGCCTTAGCGAAGATACCAGCACGTTCGACATCCAACGGACTACGGAGTGCTGTCTGTAGATATTGTCCAATCTCCATTTGATTAATAGGACGGCTTGCATCAGCAAAGGCTTGCCGTGCGGCAGCATACTCAGGATTCTTATTGTTCATCCATCCAACCAACTGAGCTTTGACATCTTGCGTAGCTTTACGTTGAGCTTCGCTCAGAGCCAAATCACCCTTCTTGCCAAGCTCCTTATCCAACCCCAGCTTTACATACTGAAGGAACTGAGTCAGGTCAGTCTTAGCGTTAATCCCTTTAGCCTCAGCCAGCTTAACAGCATCTGGAAGCATATCAGAAAAGAAGGGATTAGTGGACAGTTTAGCAAGAGTCGGGTCCATACGGATAACCTTGCTGTAAGCAGCACCGTAGTTCCTTGCCGCATCTGCACTACGTGCCAACTTAGCCGTTGCCAATGCTTCAGGAGTCTGTGCAATTTGAGCAATAGCGGCTTCCCGTGCAGCTTGTTGTTCTGCGTTACGCGCAGCAAACTTCTGAGAGATACCACGTTGTTCCAAGCCCGACACAGCACGCTCATTAGCCGCTAGAGCAGTAGATTCAGGGATGTCAGCCAATGCTTGTGCTGCCGTTGGTTTACTACCAGGAACAATCTCATCAGCATTACGCAATGCTTCAATAGCTTTCTCTTTGTCAGCGGGCATTAGATCATTGAACCACGCACGGACAATGTTTTCTTTACCCTTAGCAGTCATCGGTTCAGCCAGCTTCTTAGCGATCTTTCCTGCATTCTTAATCCCCTGGAAGATCAAAGGAAACGTACCACCAAGAGCAGCACCAATTGCCATCTCTTCTAGTTTATTGTCAGGATTACTAGTAGGAGAGATTGCAGCCTGTGCAGCACCCACAGCAGCGCCTTGTGCAGCACGTCCAGGGAGAGTTGCAGCACTCATCGGAAATGCTTTGTTCACAGGGGAGAACACACCGCCAAGCAAGCTGACAGCATCAAAACCACCACGGCCTACACGCTCCCGTGCGGCTTGGTCTGAAGCAATATAGTTACGAGTCAGGTTGTTAGCTTCACCCTTTACCGTTTCTCCGAAGAGACCAGTGTTTGCAAGTAGTTGGTTAGCGCCCAGCAAAGGATTGATAACTGCTCCTTTGAAGAAGCTGGCAATGGGACTACCCATTCCAAACATTTGCTCGGCAGTTGTAACAGGCCGGGCAGCAACCTTTCGAGCACGTTCTTCTTCAACCTGCTTGTAGTAAGCTTTTTGGGCATCCGTAGCTCCTGGAATTTGGTCAACAACACTCTTAGGGGCAGGTGCAGACGGCTTACTGACTACACCCAACTTCCCTGCTACTTGTTCGTACGGAAGATCAGCATAGAATTTCTTATGAAGCATCTTTGCGAGGTCTTCATCAGAAACATCATTATACTGAGGGTACTGTTTACGGATTTCGTCAATGGTCATTTATTTTCCCCTTAGACCGAGAGGATCATTAGAGGAAGAACTTCCCATAGCCCTGGCTTTCTTATCCTCTAGTTCCTTACGGATGATTGCAATTTGAGCGTTAAACTCTTTCTCTGACATGTCGGGAGATAGTGCACCAACAGCATCCGTCAGCTTCTTACCTTCAGCATCCGAAAGAGCACCCATGCCCTTAAGGCTTGCAACCATAGGCAGGAAAGTCTGAGCTTTGAAGGTATCAAGTTGAACACGGAAACCAGCAGCATCAGTGCCAGGAATCAACGAGATTTGAGCACCCCCAAAACCAACACCCTTCTTCTTACCCGGATGCTTGTCAATGCGATCAAGCGTAGCCAAAGCGCTATCAAAAGCAGGAACCATCTGCTGACGCTTCTCAGCCTCAGTAGCCCTCTTCTCAGCAGCTTTATCGCCACGGGCTTCAGCACGGTCTTCATTGCGAAGGCGTTGCAGTTCAATCTGATGTGCACGGGTTTCAGCAGCAATTTGAGCACGGTCAGCGCCTTGTTGACGCAGCTGCTCCATACGTTGCTCATGCTGAAGTTTAAGCTGCTCAGTACGTGCCTCTTTCTCTGAAGCCAAGCGAGCACGGTAGTCAATACCAGACAACACTTTGTCAGGATTACCATACTTCATCACTACCGCATAGCGTTGCTCATCCGTAGCATCAGGAGGGAGTGCAGCCAACTCAGCACGCATTGCATTCTCACGGGTAGCTTCGTCTTGAACACGTTGAGCTTCATTGGTGTACTTAGCACCTTGAGCCTGCTGCGTAGACAACTTAGCTTCATTCAACTTAGCTGCTTGAATCTGTTGTCCGAGCATAGCCAAGACACGGGGGCTAGCTCCTTGCTGTGACAGCGACGAGGCAAGGCCCAGCAGTCCTTCTGAGCTAGACAAATCCAACCCTGCTGCCGTTGCTTGCCTTGCGGCTTGATCCAGCATCGTAGCCTCTTTCATTTGAGGGTCTTCGATGTTGAACAGTTGTTGACCAAGAGACTTCAACCCCTCACCAACCATACTACCACTTTGCAATCCAATCAAACGGAGTTGTTGGTTAGGATCAAGCTGTGCTTGTTGGAAGTTACGGGAATACATTTCATTGTTACGTTGTTGGGTTAGCTCTTGTGGACTAAATCCAAACAACCCTTTGAACACTTCGTTAGCCATTAATAGCCTCCGTTAGCAAAACCACTACGGGGAATACCAATCATCTTACCAATAGAGCTGTTGCCCCAATCCATGTTAGACAACCCCCCACTGAACAACCCACTGAAGGAGTTCATGGCATTCTGTTGAGCACCTAGACGAGTAGCAGCAGAATTTAGGTTAGCATTAGCTTGAGCATTACCGCCTTGGAACAAAGCATTAGCACCTGCTTGGTTCTGGTTAGCTTGTCCAAGCTGCATGGAGGTATCAAAGGCACTCTTACCAAGGTTGTCAATTCCTTGAGCACCTTGCAGGTAGGACATCAACGGATTCATAGAGCCTTGCTGAAGTCCAAACAACCCACCAAGGGTTTGAATGTCATTACCACGGTAGTTACGTGCATCACCTTCACTCTGAGCCAACAGAGCATTGTCTTGTTGTCGTTGAGCATTGAAGAATGCTTGCATCTCCGGATTAGCAGCAGCAAAGCCACCAGCGTTAGTGCCGCCAACAGCCAAGCCACTACGACCCCCTTGGAACGACTGGTTACGCAATGCTGCCAAGTCTCGTTCACGCTGAGGTGCCAACAAGTCTTGCCGCTGACCAAACAACCGTTGAGTTTGTCCTTGAATGTCACCAGCATTAGCAATGCTACCAAACAACCCTTGTTGTCCTTGCTGAATAGCTTGCTGTGCACCACCAATGTTAGTGTTGCCAGCAAACCCCATCAGTTGGTCACGAATAGCTGCTAGCTGAGGATTAACATTATAACTAGCACCGCTGACGCGACCAGTAGTAGGGTCAAACTGAAAGTTACTACTACCAAAGGCGTTAGTAACCCCAATGGGACGGAATCGTGATTCTTCAGCAGCCAGTCGTGCTGCTTCCATCTGTTGTTCACCTGCCCTCTTTTGGGCTTTAGCAGCGCTGTTGCCTGTAATCAGATTACCAACAATGCTACCACCGAGCACACTTCCTACTAGACCACCCATTATTGTTTCTCCTTCAGCATAAATATCTTTCGTTTAACCCCATCGTCACACACAGCTTCTTCAATCACTTCAAAGCCCAAGAGAGTTCCAAACTTAACCATCTTGTTGTCTGCTTCGTAAGGCACTGCATACAATGTAGGGAAGTCTTTGATTAAGGTGTTGAAATCATCTAGGAAATCATTCCTTACAGTTTTACTCCATCGGTGAATATCCGTGTGAAAGAACAACAATCCATCATGTGGCTCTATGTACATCGTGTAATCAAAGGTAGAGACAACAGGATACTTCATCTTATAACTTAATGATCCATGCCAGCGCAAGAAACGGAGGCAAGTTAGCATCGGTGCCGCTGACACCTTCAGTGCTGTTGGCTACAGTAACCCCCGTAGGAACATTGGTGGTATCTGGGTTAACAGAGCCTTCCGGGGTGACGCCGTTGCTACCCCCAACAAAGTTACCACTACCAGTTTCAATGTAAACAGTCTGGGGGACACTGTGCAAGTGGCCAGGATCAGTGACAGTAGCAGTGTGGGTGTGACTGACCACCACAGCGTCTTTAGTGCCACCAGCAGCACCAACAGGATAGGTACTACCTGCACCAAGAATAAACTTGCTACGGAGGTCAGGAGCACCTGCTGTGCCATCACAAAGCTGCCAACCAACAGGGATGTTAGCTACACTGCCGCTCCAAGCAACAATGACCCCAGCAGGGAGGACATCACGCACAAAGGCAGTGGTGGCTAGGCTGGTGTTGTCTGAGTTACTTGCCGGCGTTGGTGCCGTAGGGCTACCAAGGAAAGCAGGGGATACCAAGTCAGCTTTAGAGGCTACAGCAGTTTCAATGGCTTCAAATTCACCATCAATTTCAGTGCCACGGACAACCTTGTTAGGATCACCGGACACAAGGGCATCTTTGGATGCAAAGTCAACACTCTTAATGTAGTCCATTTAAATAACTCTCCCGCTTTTGACGTAGACACTGAATTTCTGTACCGACACACGGGCACCATTGATGTCCGTATCAAAACCAATCTGCAACACGCTACCATCACCGCCAGGACTAACACCGACATCCCCAAGGGTTTCACCAGCAGTGTACTCAGCCAATCCATACTCAGCTACACCCCATTCAAAAGCAGCAACACTGCCTTCAAACTGAGCAGCTTCAGAATCCAACACCGTAGAATAATCAAATCCCCACTTGAAGGAGAAGCCTTGATTGTTGGAGGTGATAGCTACCAACGATAGTTTCTTAGGGATTACAGTGCTATTGGAGTTCCCCATATCGAAGAAGTTACTTCGATACTTCATCGTATATCTCTGCGTACCATCTACATAGCCAGTGTATTCAGCAATGAAGCCAGGGACACCAACATACATCTTGCGATCACGGGTAGCGCAGAATGCGGTGTGAACAATCTTGTCCCAACGGGTTACACGTAAGCTACCATCCTCTAACATGCCCCTAGTGTCAAAACACCACACTTGTTTAGTCGTTGGGCAGAGCAACAAGTAATGAGCATCCTTCTCGTAGAAGACACTACGCAAAGCATTAGCATTCTCGTTCAACACAACAGACAAGAAGGTGTCACGGACATTCTTGCTAGCATCTCGCATTGGAAGAGACTTCTCTTGTACAACACGGCTGAAGGTGCGTAACCCGCTATCAGACAAGAAAATAAGGTCAGTGCCTGTTGCAGCTACAGTCTGTTGAGAAACGCAGCCTACGCCCACTACAGTGTCTTGTAGAGTCAACGATGCTGGTACAGCAGCACCAGAATACACAAGGATACTCTTACGGCCAAAGATGATGAGGAATCCGTTGTGAACAGCAAGTGCTTGAATGGTGTCAGTGCCATTAGGCCACGCTTCGGCAACATTCAAACTACCACTGGTGCCTGTGTTCCAGATGTAGCCATTACGAAGGTCACTGAAGTAAACAACTTGGTCAGTAGCACACCAGATGCGACCAAGAGCACTAATGCCGGTCTTTACATCACCCCAGACAATACCAGCCGTAGGGGCAACATAGCCAGCAAAGCTGGTCATCTTGGTCATGACAAAACCACTGCCGGCATCAGCGTAAATTAGTGGCTCTTGTCCTCGTTGAAACAAATAACTACGAGCAAACAAGTCAGCATACACCCAATCGTTAGCAGTAATGGTGTAGGAAGCAGGGCTGATATCCGTTAGCGTTGTCAGTCCACGAAACAGCTTGCTATTACCTGCACTTAGGATTTCAGTAGTACCGTCAGGTTTAACAAACTCATGTAGGGCCTTGATAGGGTTACTCCCCAGTGCAGCAGCAACAGCAGAACGATTGAT